ATGTACGCCGACGCTGTTTCCTGGTTCGGTGGCTGGCTGATCCAGCACAAGCCCGTGCAGTCCTGGGCGGAGGTTACTCGTGATCATCTGCGCGCGTTCTTCCTCTGGCTCGCTGACCAGGAGTACGCCGCGTCCTACCGCAACAACATCGCTCGTTGCCTCCAGCAGTTCTTCAAGTGGCACGCGGAGGAAGAAGATCTACCGGACCCGTTCGAGCGCTTCGTGCCGCCAGCCGCCCCGAAGCTGGGGGAGAAGCTGGTACCGGTTCTGGAGCTTGCCGACATGCAGCGCCTGGTCAAGGACGCCGAGGACGGGCGTGACTTCGAGTCTCGTCGGGATGCCGCCGTATTGCGCATGTTCGCCTGTACGGGGGTTCGCCTCGCCGAACTCGCCGGCCTGGAGATTGGCGACGTATCGGTAGCGGACCGGACCGCAATCGTCACTGGTAAGGGCGACCGGCAGAGAACAGTCAAGTTTGATTACAAATGCGCCCAGGCGGTTGACCGGTACAAGCGAATCCGAGCCAGCCACAAGGCGGCCAATCTGTCAGCTCTATGGCTGGGAGTGCGTCGTCTTGAGCAGGGTATGACGCCGTCTGGCATCTACCAGGTCATCGCCCGCCGTGGCGAACGACTCGGCATCAAACTGCACCCGCACATGTTCCGACACACCTTCGCACACCGCTGGCTGGATGCCGGCGGCGCGGAAGGCGACCTAATGGAACTGACCGGGTGGGACTCACCGCAGATGCTGCGGCACTACGGGGCATCCGCTAGGGCGGCCCGGGCTCGCCGGGCGTATGACCGCGTCGATGTGATGGGTGGCACTTAGCGAGTTGCTGTGTCAGCGATTAGCTGACTTGGGTAGCGCGCCATGGTCGGCGAGATCCTTGACGGCGGCGCTGTAGCCACACCACCAGCGGATATCGCCCGCATCATCAATCCAGCGACGGATATGGCCTACCACGAGCAGGGCGGAGCTGGCGATGCCAAGTAGGGCATCGGCGAGCATGAGGCCCCCCATCCCAACGGTCATAGGCGCATCGTGGCTGTAGACCGTGGCGGCCAGTACGGCGAGGATCGCGATCGTAAGGAACCCTGTGAGACTGCCAATGAGTATCAGGGGCGGGCGGCGGCGAGGTGGCTGAGGCTGACGCATGGCGTGGTAGATGACCTCCGCTGAGTGTCGGACAAGGAACGTGAGTCGAACATATGTGCTACCCAGATGGCCAGGGTTCTCGTGGCGTGTCGTGGATGAGTGCTGGATTGGGGGTGGTGGTGAGCGACGGGGTCACGTCGGCTTGTGACGACCCGTCACCGCTTGATCACATTGCCGGTCAATTGTAATAGCAGATCCACAATCGACAGGCAATACGCGCGAGCGGGATTCGCGTCTTTTGTGGCTAATTAAATGTCCGACACGCATAGGCTGAGGCGAAATCCGCTAGATCCAAGGGCCGCGGGTGTACGGGAATGCATACAGTGCGACGCGCCTGAGGCGACCACACGCACAGGTGACGGCGTGACGTGCGGGCGGGAGTGCTGGCAGCTGCGAGCGGACAGCCCGGGCTCTTGACGTCAAGGCAGTGCTGCAACCACGCTGGCGGCATCGCAATTCATCGCAACGAGCATGACAGGGGACGATCATGCGCTTAACGTTCATGGGCAAGGACCCGAAGTCGAATCCCACAGGCTCGCCCACCGTGTACCGCACTGACCGAGGAAGCTGGGTCGTTCAGGGGTGGATCGTCGAGGACCCAGTGGCGTTGGAGCAGATGGACATTCCAGAGGGGGAGACGTGCGTGGAGATCCCGGATCGGATGCTCCAGTTCTTCAGGCAGGACAACCGTGACCTCGATCAGTAGCGACGAGTTCGACCGCCTGCTGCGGACCTTCGAGCACGAGTCGAGTCACCTGGAAACCCGGGACTCCTACGGAACCTCGGTTGAGCTGCCGTACATGGCCAAGTGGGCGGCCGGAGAGCCCGACGACCTTGCCTGGTTGGACGACTGGTGCGCGACCCTGCGCCGGCATGTAGCGGCTGGCAGAACAGCACGTCGGGCGCGGATTGTCTCCGAGCCCCTTAGTGACTATCAGCGTTGGTCGTTCAGCATCGCCCACCCGATGGTCGACGCGGGCGAAGACATTCGCTGGGTTCCCCGGCGCCTCGTGTCGTCCATCGGCATCCCCGGTAACGACTTCTACCTGTTCGATGACCGCCTGGTGGTCTTCCTGATCTACAGCGGCGATGGGCTGAACGCCGCCTACGAGACGTCAACCGATCCGGCGGACATCAAGTTGTGTCGCACGTCGTTTGATGCCGTGTGGAAGGTGGCCGTACCTCACCATGGCTACCAACCCGCCTAGCGCCGCTCAGCAGGCACAAGAGGCGCTGGGTGTTCGTCTGCGTGAGCTCCGCAAGGATGCGGGGCTCACCGGGCGGGCACTCGCCACGGCCACGGGCCAACACTTCACCCGAGTCAGCAAGATCGAACATGGGGTGCAGCCCCCAACCGACCATGACATTCGGACCTGGTGTCAGGCGTGCGGCGCGGACGACCAGGCCGACGACCTGATCGCCACCTTGCGGGCGGTTGAGTCCGCCTACCTGGAGTTCCGGCGGCAGGCCCGAGCGGGCATGAAACGGGTTCTCGGAGCGCACACGGTGGCGCGGTACGAGCAGACCACCCAGTTCCGCATCTATGAGCACAACGTCATCCCCGGCCTGTTCCAGACCGCCGACTACGCCGCCGCCATGCTGTCATTTTGGATCGGCATCCTCTCGGCCCCCAATGACCTCGACGAGGCCATCGCCGTGCGCATGGAACGCCAGCGTGTGATCTACCAGCGGGGCAAGAGGTTCGTCGTCGTCTTGGAGGAGCAGGCACTGCGAACGTGGTTCGGGTCGGCGGAAACCCAGGCCGGACAGCTCGACCGGCTGCTCGCGGTGATGTCCCTGCCAAACGTATCGGTGGGGATAATCCCGATGATGATCGAACGCCCGGCAGTAGCGTCCGCTGGCTTCTGGATGTTCGACAACTCGCTTGTCGCGCTGGAGACGCCCACCGCCAGCCTCGAAGTCACCCGGTCGCAGGAAATTGACCTTTACGGCCAGATGTTCGAACAGCTTCAGGCGAGCGCCCTCTACGGGGCTCCCGCCCGCGCGTTGGTCATCACCGTGCTATCCCAGCTCGACGGACGCAACTAGTCGCAACATCGTTGAGCACCAACCTGCACGATTCGTAGCCTTCTGATCACGGAGCATTCCACGGTGACGGAGGCGAATTCGTGACGACCATTCGCAACGCTTGGCGGTGGCTCACTGGCCATACCGCACCTACACCGACCATATTCCGCCGACCCCGGAGCCGACCCGCACGGCTGGACGCGGTCGGCCCCGCCACCCGGTACGCGGCGCGGGCCGGCGCCTACCGCCCACTGTGGGACCAGCCGACGGTGATCTTCGACAGCCGTCCGCTGCTGACCCCGCTCGCCTGGCAACGGGCCAACCAGCGGTGATGGCCACCGGTGCCCGGCCCCGCCCCGGCCTGTCGACGGTCCAGCTGCGTAATCGGATGATCCTGTCCGCCCGGCGGATCATCACCGAGCACTGGCCGCGCGTGGACCGGTGCCCGACCTGCGGGTCCGGGTGGCCGTGCCCGCCCACCAAGACCGCATACGGCTACCTGACCTCGGTCGGGCAGGGCAACTGGGCGCCCCCGCAGCGCGCCGGGAGCCGGCGGTGACACCGGCCGAGGTGACCGTCCGCCGCTGGTGGCGGGACCTGAACGAGCACCAGCAGGTCGACGGCCGCTGCCCCGTGTGTGGCACCCCGCGGCGGTGCTGGCCCTGGGCGGAGGCATACGCCGGACTCCTCACCTATGACCTACTCGGACCGCCCCCACCACCCCGTACAGATGTCCGGCCGGATGAGACGGCCGGCGAACGAAAGGTTGATTCATGAGCATGAACGAGCTGACCTGGAAGAAGCCGATGCGCTGCGACAACAGCAGCCCGAACTGCGTTGAGGTTGCTGCGGACGAGACCGGCCGCCGGTTCGTGCGCGACAGCAAGAACCCCAACGGCCCCGCCCTCGCCTTCACCCCCGACGAGTGGGACGCGTTCGAGGGCTCGATCCGCGGCGGGCAGACCTTCTGACCCGCAGGCCCGGGGCCAGCGTGATGCTGGCCCCGGGTCACCCCCGCTATCAGGGAGGCGACGTGAAACCCGCAACCGATCCGGCCGTACAGTGCCTGGGCTGTGGTCAGCCGTGGGCGCCGAAGACGGTTGACGCGGTGCTGGCCGAGGCGTACGCCGAGCTGTGCGCGGACCTTGAAGAGCGCACGGCGGGATAGCCGCCGGACACGACGAAGCGCCCCGTTTTCTGGGCTGCGCGTGACCTCAGGGTGCGGTGGGCCGTTATGCCGGTACGCCGGGTCGGACGACTGTGACATGGTGGGTGGTATGAGCACGGAACTGCGGGTCACGCTGCCGGGTCCGGAGGGATCGGCAGATGCACGGCGCGCGCTCGCGGTGCTTGACCGGTTCCTCGCTCTGCTTACACGCCTCGAAGACGCCGCCCTCAAGCGGCCTGTCTCCCGCGGCCACACCACGTGGAGTTTCACCGAGGTGCGCCTCGGTAGCCTCGTCACCACGCTTGCCCCGAACCGCCTCGCCGACGGCGCTACGTCCGTGACGATCAAGGAGCTTGCCGGCACGACGATTATGGGTCTAGCCACCGCTGAAGATCAGGAAGGGTTGCCCTCCGGGTGGACCCTGCAGGCCGCACGGTCCGGGGCGGATCTGGCGCAACTGCTCGGCCTTGTCGTATCCGACGGCTTGGTCGTGGAGTTACTCGAGGACGGCGAACCTCGAGGCCCGCGGGCCATGGTGACGCGACAGGCCGCTAAGAACCTGGCTGCGGCGGTGAGGACTCGGCGGTATTCCATTGGGTCAGTAGTTGGCCGCCTCGACGCGATCTCGGTACACGGCAGCCGCGAAGCCGGGCTGTGGCACGAGCGTACTGGGGACAGGATCGCGGTCACGTTCGACTCGAGCCAGACCGACGAGATCCGGTCGGCGCTGGGTGAACGCGTCGAGGTGGCCGGCCGGCTCACCCGCGACGCCGAGGACCATCCCATTAGCATCAAGATGAGGTCACTTGACGTGCTACAAGGGGCACCGGTTACTGACCTGATCGGCCTTGACCCCAATCTCACGGGCGGCATGGACCCGGTGGACTACCTGAGGGAGATCCGTGACGCGTCCTGACCGTCCTTCCTCGGTTTACCTCGACTCGGACACCCTCATCTACGCCATCACTGGAAAGGATGGCTGCGAGCCGGTCCTTGCGGTGCTGCGCCTAGCGGAAGCCAGGAAGTTGGAGGTCGTGATCTCCGACTTGTCGTACGTCGAGGTGAGGGGCTGGGGTAAGAACGATCCCTACCCACCCGAACTTGACCTCAGGTGCCGAGATGCCCTAGACAGCACCAACTTGGTGCGGGTCGAGTTTTCCCGGCGGATCGCCCTACGGGCACGGGAGTATGCCTACGTGCACCACCTGGGCAACTACGACGCAATCCACCTTGCATCGGCTGCGGAGGCCGGCGTCAACGTGATGATGACCTGGGATAAAGGTCTGCTGCGGACGAGGCGTGTGGACGGCATCTGGATCGAGGAGCCGTACGAGATCGGCGAGCCGACCCTGTTTCCTGCCTGAACCCGGCAAAGAGCGTGTCTCGGATGGCCCGACACGACGAAACGCCCCGCCTGGCCCTGAGGCTAGGCGGGGCGCTGTCTACAGCACGAACCCCCGCCCAACTAGGCCATGCATGGCCAGAGCCTCGGGGCTCTTTCGTCAGACGGGGTCGCGCGGCTTGGTCGGCGCCGGCCGGGACGTCACCGGCGGCACCGCATCGGCGATCCTACCGCCCCGGCGCCTCATATCGGGGCGCTGCCGGCGTGCCGAGCAGCACCCCCAGCCACGGCCACCGTGCCTCGGCCACCCGGACGAGGGCGTAGTAGGCGCCCATCGTTAACGCGACCACGCCGGCCGTGAGGGCGGTGGATGAGTCGCCGTCGAGGACGATCCCGGCTTGCGAGGCGAGCCAGGCGAGTAGGGCGCCGACGGCGGCGGGGACGGCGGTACGAATCACGCTGATCAGGTAGTCGTGGGTCATCGGGGCTTCCTCTCGGGGGTGGTGTCGGCGCCGACCTGCTCGGCGATCCGGCCGACCTGGTCTTTGAGCGAGCTGCCGCCGTTGGGGCGCAGCTCCTCGAGGGCGTCCAGGCGGCCCTCGATGCGGCCGACTCGGGCCATGAGTCCGGGCCGCCCGTCGGGGAGGCCGGGGCGGGGTGGCTCGCCGACGAGGTCGTCAACGAGCCGGGACACCTTGCGGCTGGTGGTCAGCGTCCCGCGGCCGGCGCGGCGCAGCACCTCGCCGGCGGCGCCGACGGCGGCGATTACCGCCGAGATGTAGAGCAGTGTCTCCACCGCGGACTCCTGACGTGCGGCTAGGTGATCGGGTTGCGGTAGGCGGCGTCCCACGTCTTGCGGCCCAGCAGCCCGTCCACGCGGAGCCCCTGGTCGGCCTGGAATGCGGTGATCAGCTCCTGGTACTCCGGCCCGTACAGGCCATCTGCGCCGCTCTTGCGCAGGTACCGCTTGCCCTTGCCGGCCGGCCAGCCCCGGCGAGTGAGCTGCTTAGTCCAAGCGGCCAGCCACTGTCGGTCCGACTTGCCGTTGAATTCTCGCCGGTAGTAGCCCGACACCGACCGATGCCCACCATCACGAGGGCCGAAGTAGTAGCCCCCCGGCAGGGGAAACGTCACCGCCGGGCCGGGTGCCGGCCGTACCGGTGCCGGGGTCGGCTTGCCGAGCTGGTCCAGCCGCCAGTTTGTGCCCCGTACCGTGTCGGCGGCCTGGGTGAAGTCAGAGTTCACGTGGCAGTGGCTCGTGTGCCGGTTCGAGCCGGTGTACGCGTGGGTGGCGAAGTTGTTGCGGCGGTGCCAGATCCGGCCCTGGTAGATGATGTACCGCACCCACCACAGCGCGCCGGAGCGGGCAAGCTTCACCCACAACTGCACGACCTGCTCCATCGTGACCCCGTCCGGGTCGCGTAGGTCGGCGTCGAAGTCTCGGGCCCGTACCTCGTCGACGTTGTCGCCGTCGCGATACTCCGGCCGACCGGTGCGGTCCGGGTTGTGACTCGACGGGTAGCGCTGGTGGGCGGTGTCGCCGATCGCACCGTCCGATCTGGTGTCCCGCTTGGGGAACCGCCGGTTGAGCTGATCACGGGCCTCATCCAGGTTAGGTACTACTGTCCATGCCATCAGTGCTCACCTCCAGGTCTGGCCAGTCGGTTTGCTCGGGGTCGGACCAGGGGTCCGGGATCGGTTTCCCGATGTGCTGCTCCGGGTTCTCACTCGGGATTGGGTGTGGAATATTGGTGGCCATGTCGCTCCTTTAGCGCCTTATAGGACGGCAATCCAATACACTGGAATATCCTGCCAATCGACCGCTGTAGTGAAGCCGTCACCGTCATACAAATACAGCGTGAATCCCGTTGTGGTGACGTCGAACGGCCGGGAATCCCAGCGGAGGGCAACGGAGTCGAAGGTTGCGATCTGTGTTGTTACGTGCGGCGGAGCCGTGAACGGTTGGGCGAATATGACGGGCCGAATGACTGCGGATTCGTTGGTGAAAGACACCTTCACCTCGCCCGATTCGCGTTTCCCCAGCCGTGCTGACGTAAGCCGCATCCCCGACTGCCAGTGCGTCATGCTGTCTCCTTACAGGGCCGCTACCGCTGGCGCCCATACGTCCACTTGGGTGCCGTCTGACCACGCCCGCGAGATGCCGTTGACCGCCCGGACATACAGAGTCACCGTCTGCGTGAGCCCATTGCCGGATATGGCAGCCACAGTGGCACGTTCTCCACCAGTGCCTTGGTGGCCGCCGATCCGTAAGTCGAGCGGAAAGTCTGATGGATCCGTTGTCCACGGACCATTTGCGATGGTTGACGTCATCGTCAGTGTCAGTCCGCTTTCGGACACGGCTGCGATGGTTGACCCGTCAGCAGCGACCCGCTGAGCGCCGTCTGCTGCGGCCACGTCCCATCGGGCCGCCGGCTCGGTAGCAAGCTCGGCCACCCAATCTCGCCGGCCGGTAATCGTTTCCCGAGCACCCACGATCACCTGATCGATCGTTGACGCAGGTGCCGCAGTTGGGGCGTTAACTACCCGCACCCTGGAGCCAGGTCGGCATGCTACCCAGTCGGCGGCTAGCGCACGGCTTGCGTGGTTGTGTAGCCGCATGCTGATCTTTGGGTAGCGCACACTCAGACCACTCGCGATGTGCAGCCGCCAGGCAGCGTGGTCCTGGAGCCGATCATCCGTCGCCAGGCTGATTCCGCCCGGCACGGACCCAGCGATCTCACCCCTGACAGCGACCGACTCCCTGTCGATGGCAGTCGCTGATGACCCGCCGATCCGCTCCACAGTGATGACATTGCGTAGCCGCTGGTCGTCGGCGACCGGCTCGAGGTCCCCGCCGAGGCGCCGGGCCGCGCTGTCGATGGTGAGTGCCGGCTCCTGGTTGTAGCGGGACGCACGAGGCACGTATCCGAGCCCAAAGCCGGACTCGTAGATCAGACCCAGGTCGGTTGTTTCGCACTGCTGGTACAGGGCGAGGGGCGCTCCGTCCGGCTGCGGCCCCATCCGCATGACCATTGACCTGTCCACGGCCGGCATGTCAAGGGGAACGCCGTCCTCGGCGCACAGCCGAGCCAGCCGGTCATGCGCCGTTTCGTTGACCCACCGCTGATGCGGGTAGACCGTTTCCCCATAGCCGTCAATGGGCTGGACTGTCGCGGTCATGCCATGCACGCCGAGATGTGGGGGAGTTGCGGTGTCCCACACCTGCACCTGCGTCACCGCGAGCGCCGTTACGTCGGTGGCACGCGGATTGACGGTCACCCGCGTGACCCGGCCCAGCGTTACCACCCATCTGTCGTCTTCGACTTTGATGCCGTCAACCCAGAGTCTCAGCCCAAGCCAGATGGGCGAGTCCTGCCATGCCTCAACCCGGTATTCGCGCAGTGTTGGCGAGTCGTCATACAGGCTCACGAACTGGACCCACGTACCATCGGCAGCCCGCCCCCAGAGTCCCGACTCATTCATGGGGGTGGCATGCCGGTACTCCCACTGGGTGAATGACCCGCCAGGCGTTTCCCACCGCAGCATGGCGTACGTAGACACCGATGTGACCGGGCGAGCCACCCAGCACACCGACCATTCGAGCGGGTCCGAGGTGCCCGCCGGCACCAGCCCCGTCAAGGTTCCCCCACTCATGCTGGCGGCCCGGTTCCCCCCGGCGGTCGCGGGCAGCAAGCGTGACCCGAAACCCAGTGACAGCCCGCTGGAGTTCGCGACGATGTCACTGGCCAGGTCGGCGAACCGCACGTCGCCGGTGACTGCCATCGGGCGTCCGTCAGGTAGCCCAGAGGCAGCCTGCGTGGCGTTGACGCGATCCTCGCACGGCCAGTACGCGAGCAGCCCCGACAGGGACCGTGAGGTGATCATCCGTCGCCATGGGGATGCACTGGCCGGGGTGCCGCGGCTGAGCCGGCCGAGCAGGCCCACCGCCTCGACACGGGCCACCGCCAGCTTGCCGGAGCGGCCCGGCCAGGTTACCGGCCACCGCCGCACATAGCCGGAGAACCGGTTACGCCAGCCGCCGCCGTCTCCGAGGTCGATATCCACACTGATTGGCACCCAGGTGTCGATGTGAGGCCAATGTGGGGAATCGAGGTTGCCGGCGGTGAATCGGCCGTCGGTGTTGTTCAGCGTGATTTGAAGCGTGCTGGTTTCCGCCTGTTCCGCGCCGGGCTGGCGACCCCACTCGATTTCGATTGGATCGGGGGCGTGCCAGTATTCGGTGACATCGGTCCACGTCCAGGCGTCGGCGCCATCGGCAATGGTCGCGCCGAAAGCCAGCCTGATCCGCACACCGAGCGAATCCCCGTCAGCCCAGCCCATACCTGCGGCCCCCTACTGGTTGGATCCGATGACCTGCTGCACGTTGCCGCCGCGGCCGGCGACCTGCTCCCGCAGCACTAGGACCAAGTCCCCGCCGCGAATCCGGAACTCCCCGGTGAGCAGCAGCCGTATCAACCCGGCCACGGCCGACCCCGACGTGAGGGGTTGGATCGTGGCCCCACGGTTGAGGTACGCCAGCTCGGGCCCGCGTTCGCCGACTACAGCGAGACCGGGCGCGAGAGCGGTACCGCCCTTCGCCAGGTACGGAATGTCCGGGGTGGATAGATTCGCGCCACCCCACACTTGGCCCAGACCCGGCACGGAAATCCCGGGAATGCGGAATGACAGCCGGTTCCATTTACCGATAATCCAGTTCAGGGCGGACTTGAAGGCGGCCTTGAGCCCGTCGAAAAGTCCCCGCGTCGCCCGTCCAACCCGCCCGGGAAGCCCGGTCACCCAACGCAGCCACGCCGAGCCCTTATCGACGATCCAGTCGAAGACGGCGCGGCCCAAGTTACCGACCTTGCGCCAGGTCCCCGAAAACAACGACCACCACTTCCGTACCCCGGAAGCGAGTATCCCTATCGCCCATTCCCAGCCGTCAACAATCCAGTTCAGCACCCATTCAGCGGCGGCCTTGATACCACCCCACGCGGTTTGCCATAGGTCCTGGAACCACGTCGTTTTCGTCGCAATCCACACGATCGCAGCAACGAGGGCGATAATGCCCAGCACGATCCACCCGATTGGACTGAGCGCCATCACCACGTTGAGGGCCGTCTGCACCGCCACCCACGCCTTGGTAACCACGATGATCGTGCCAATCACCCCGGCGAGGATGCCCAGCCCGGTCGCCAGCGGCACCACCCAATCACTGTTTCGAGACAGCCAACCCAGCATGTCACCAAACACGGTCAGGACCGTGCGCTTGAACGACAGCAGCCGCTGAACGGTGGAGTCCTCAAGCGTCTTACTGAGCTGACCTGCCGCCCCCTCAACCGCGCCGAGGGCCGACGTGGCCGATGACGGGTCTAGCGCGAACAGCGCGTCTTGCATGTCGACAAACTTCTCGCCAGCGATCTCCGCGGCGATCTCTGCGCGTTTCGCCGGGTCCTTCACCCCCCGCAGTCGGTCGAGGATGGTGTCCAACGCACCTGCGGCGCGCTGGCCGCCGGCGGCGAAGTCGGCGGACATATGGTCGGCGCTCAATCCCAGTGCCGTCAGCCCCTCGGCGGCGGCGCCGAGTGTCACCCGGTCGTTGATCTCCTTGATCGTGTCGGCGACCACGTCGGCGTCACGAGCACTACCCTGCAGCCCTTGCTGGATGAGTCCGAGCGCGGCGGCGCCATCCAGGCCCACCGCCCGGAACTGGGTCCCGTACTCGACCATCGTTTCCAGCAGATCGCCGGAGAGATCCTGCGTGCCGTCAAAGCCACGGGCGAGCATGTCCAAGGCGTCGACCGCACTGCCCGCCAGCCCCGCCTTGACCATCTGCCCCGCGGCCCGTGCGGCCTGTGTGACGTCCTGGCTGTAGGTGGTGGCCAAGGCCTGTGTTTTGACAGTGATGTCCTCGATGACCTGCGCGTCGGCGTCCTTTGGCAGCAGGCCAGAGGCCATGACCGCGCGTGCGGCGTCCATCACCGCAGTAGCGGTGTCGCCGAACCCTCGTCCATAGGCCGCCCCGGCGGCCTCACCGATGCGCGCGGCCAGCGCCGGGTCACCGATCTGTGCGGTCAGCTTCGTCCGGGCTGCGTCCAGTTGTAGGCCCCCGAGCAGGCCGGCGCCGAGGCCAGCGGCGAGCGCGGCACCGAGGACGGGACCGTACTGCTTGGCTCGGTCACCGAGCCGCCGCATCTTGCCCTCGGCGGCCTGCATGCCTTTGGCAAGGTGCGTGTCGTCTGCCTCGAGATAGGCAACCAACTCGCCGAGCTTTAATGCCATGTCGGTCACCTCTAACGGGGTGCGCCTTGAGTACGGTGCTCGCGTCACCAGCGAGTCACGGAAGGTTGAAGATGAGTCAGAAACGGAAACCGTCGACAGCCGTCGTCGTACTCAGTGCCGTCGCCGGGGCGCTGACGCTCGTGCTGTTCGCCGGCCTGATTGGCGGCCTGTTGTTCAGCGACGACACCGAACTCGAGAACCTTCCCGCCTACACCGTGGTCGATCAGGAGGGTGGGCACATTACCGTCGAGGTGGATCAGGTGCTTACCGCCGACCAGGTAGAGGCCATCGGCGCCGATCTGCGGAGTAAGCAAACCAGGGAGACCGGTTACATCGTGACCGTCAACTGCTCCACCGGTGGCAGCGCGACGGTCGACAACCGGCTGGCGAACGTCCGGTTCGGGATCGGCACGCTCGGCAGGGCCCGAACCGGTCTGGACGACGGGCAGATCGACGCCCAGCTGAACCAGGACCGAACCTGCCCCGCATCGGCTCCCCCCGCCGTCAACGCCACAGGTCTACCTATGCCCGACAAGGAAAGCTGGGATGCGTACATCGCCGCTCTCAAGGAGATCGACCCTGCGATCGTCGGAACCAAGGACGAGAGGGCTTTGATTAGCCGAGGTCGCAGCCAGTGCGACAGTGTGAAGAATCGGCCGGACGATCATTCTGGACTTGTTGAGTCGACGAACCGACGGTTCACCGCACCCGATTACCCGGATGGGTTCGGCGAGGCGAAGGCCGAGAAGATCCTTGCCGTGGTGCGTACGTACATCTGCCCGACTTACTGACCAGGTATCTCGGGGAGTTCGGGCTCGGGTGCGAGGGCTCGGTAGGTGCGGGTGTCGGCGGCGAGTAGGCCGCGGATGCGTGTCTGGAGCCACCGCCAGGACCGGGTCTGCATCAGAGTCCGGTCCTCAACGTCGATGCCGTACACGTCGTGCAGGTCGGCCTCGATAAGCGCCCACTGTGCGAGTAGGGCACTCCAGGTCACCCCGCCTTCCGGCGCCCCCTGCTCTTGCGCCCGGGTTTCGGCGGGGATGTCGTACCACTCGTAGAGGTCGGTGGCGGGGTCGTGTCGGCCTCGGCCGTAGGGCTTCCGCCAGTCCGGGCCCGGTTCTGCGCCCGACGTGCCTGTCGGTTCGTCGGGCGTGGGGCTTCCGGGCGGCCCCCGGAGGTCCAGTACCGTTCGGCGGCGTCTTCGCCGCCGATGATCCAGATGTAGCCGGTCTGCCCGGCAAACTGGATGTACGGGTCCTCGACACCGTCGGCGGCCATCTGCTTGTAGACGTCGCCGAGGACCCGCTCCGGAAGACTGAGGTCACCCGGCAACTGCGGTAGGGCCTCGATCCGGTCAACAGCGGCCTGTATCTCCTGCTCGCTGCTGGCGTTGTGTACCTCTCCGGTTACCTCGGCCAGACGGCGGCACCACAGGCCCAGCTCGGCTGAGGGCAGCGGCAGCGTGTACTCGCGGCCTCGGACTGTCAGCGTGAGCCCTGGCGACCAGTAGGCGTCCAGGTCGTGAAGCCGGGTGCCCATCAGGCGTAGGTGTAGTCGTCGGCGGGCGTGTCCGTGCTGGTCCCGGCCGTGGTGGTGACCTGGACCTGGACGGTGCCGGCGAGGCCGGCGGGCGGGATCGCCACGATGTGGCTGTCGGAGACGACCGTGTAGCCAACGGCCGGTGTTCCGCCAAACTCAACCGCGGTCACATCGGTGACGCCGTTGGGCCGGTAGTGCTGCCCGTAGATGTCTACGACCTGGTCGGATCCGGCCGTCGATCCGGTGGCCGGGAAGATACTGGTGACCGTCGGAACCAAGGAGCCGGCAGGGTTGGTGATGTCGGTGAGCTGGCCCTGCCCCTGCAACACGATGTCGATGGTCTCCCGGCCCTTGCCGCCGCTGGGTGCCCACGACTTGACGTAGACGCGGCCCTCGTGGGAGTTGCCGTCGTCGAGGCCCTCGCGGTTGTACCAGCGGACCCCGAACTCGGCGTTCCCGGTGCTGGATGTCCGGAGAGCCTTGAATCGGCTGCGGAGGAACGCCTGCACGGCGTCGATGGCGGTTCCGGCGAGGTTGGTCGACCAGGCGATCTTGGCCTCGATGCGCCAGGCGTAGCCTGTGACCTCTTCCCGCATTGCGCCGGTGTCGTCGTAGACCTCGTCGTCCTCGGTGCGCAGCTCTTCCAGCAGCTTGGCTTCCTCGATGCCCATGAGCTGCTGGTATGCGACGGTCGGGTAGGTGGCGGTGTCGATGTCGAGTCGGTGCGTGCGGGCCAGCTCGGTGACCCGGGTGGTCGGGGTGGTCGCCATGGGATGGCCCTGCCTTTCGTCAGTCGGTGCGATTGAGCGTCGGGCGCATCGCCTCGACGTAGTAGTTGCTGGACGACTCCCACCGGCGGTTGGTGTCCTGGCCGAGGGAGGTGTGGTTGCGGCGGGTCACGTCCACGACCTGCACCGTGCCGAGGGCGGTCCGGCCGAGGCTGTCAAGCGCCTCGAAGACGGCGTCGGCGATGTCTTCGACGCTGCGCGGGTCATCGGGCACGCCGCGGCAGCGCACCTGCACGCCAATCGTGTGGTCGGCCATGCCGGGCAGGTCGTCGCCGAGCGGGTAGGCGGCGAGGGTGATCAGCCGGTCCGGGTGCTGCGGGATGGCGCGGATGACGATGGCCGTCTCACCGTCCGTGTAGGCGCCGGTTGTCCGCCAGGTTCCGGCGCCACCAGTGTGGAGCAGCTCGGCGAGGCCGGTCAGCAGTTGCGAGGTCCAGCCGTCACCGAGTGCCATTGCGCCCTCATCCCTTCAGCGGCTTCCCAGCAGCCCTCGCGATGAGGGCGAGCATCACGTCCCGCTCCGTCGTCATCGGCTGCTCTAGGTATTTGGCTTGGCGGCCGTCGTCGTGCCGCAGGGTGAGGTCCTCGTGGTGCCTGACGGCGTATGGCCTGTCGTAGGACACGGCGACGGTGCCGGAGCCGGGGTCGCTGGATACCTCACCGGAGCGCTCCAGGTCGCCCTCCTCGTGCGGGACGAGCCCGGAAGATGTCTGGAGCAGGTGCTCCCCGGCGACCAGGAGGCCGTCCATGCTGGCGTCGGATAGTGCGGCGAGCACCCTGTCTCCGTCCCAGGTCAGGCCGTACCCCTCAGTCATGGCTACTCCAGGTTCAGCTCGACGTGCTCTGGTAGGGGCAGCCCGTGCGCGAATAGGTCGGAGCGGGCCAGGACCCGTGAGGTTCGGCCGGCCCAGGTGACCCGGGATCCGGGGGGACAGACGGTGCCTGGCGGGCAGTAGACGGTGGTGGAGCTGACCTGTTCGGTGCCGGCTGCGTCCTGGGTTTGTACCCGCACCAGGCGGCGGGTCTGCTCTACCACGCACGGCGTGACATCGGCCGGGTCGGCGAACACGTCCCCGTAGGCGCCGGATCCCTCGTACGCCTGCAGGCTGACCGTGGCGGGGGTGGGGACGTGGACGGCGACGAATTCAGTCCAGTCCATGCCAGGGCTCCTGCGGTCCGTGCCCGGTCAGTCCGGCGGCCTGGAGTGTCTGCCATGCCTGCGGCCACAGCCCGTTAATCTTGCGTGCTTGTTGGCTGGATCCGCCAGCACCCTGCCCGCCACGCACCACGCTGACCTTCCCGATCGCGAAGCTCGCGGTCGGGGGCATGGCGCCGGTGCCGGTGATGTCCCCGGCGGCGACCATCCCGGCGACCTGCTCACACGTGGCATCCCGCAGGGCAGCGATCACATTCGCATCCGTCGCGTCGTAGACGGCGCACAGCAGCGCCCGGTCGACATCCCTGCTAGCGCGGGTGAGCAGCAGCGCGGCGAACGCGCCGGACGGCACCGTCACCGGGTAGGCGGCCAACTCTGCCTCGGTTGCGTACGCCACGCTGCTGCCTCCTCACTCGGGCTTCGGCCCGTACCTGTCGATCAGGTCGGTTTTGGTCATCGCCTCGGCCTCGTCCGGACCGGCGTCGTGCACCCTGACCGCGTAGCCGACCCATTCGGCCTTGACCGCCGATGGTGCGGGCGGCTCGTCGGCGAAGCCCACGCTGGCGGTCGCGGGCTCGACCTGGTAGCCGCCGTGTCGGCGGAAGTAGGCCAGGGCCCGGCGGTAGTCAGCCGGGTCAACCTCAGCCATGCCCTGGACGAATGCCACTCCAACGACCTCGCCGGTAACCGCAATCGGGGCGGTAACCCTGACAGTCGCCATCGCCATCACTGCACCTTGACCTTGCGGAGCACACCGCAGGCTTTGGTGTTCTTGAGCACCATCGCGGTCGGGCCCATCTCCAGTTCGCCGGTCTTGACCGCGCCCGCCCGCATGAAGTCGGGCATCCACGTTTCCACCAGCGGCTTACCCGCCACGGATGCGCCGTGCAGCGCGTCAAGTCCGAGGCTGACGGCGTACAGGTCGGTCAGGCCGGTGATGTCGCCGCCGCCCCCACCACCGTCGGCGTCGGCGGTGTAGATCGGCACGATCGGAGCGGAGCCCTGCATGCCGTCGCCCAGGTCGACCAGCGTCCAGTCGCCGTAGCGTTCGACCCGGCGGCCCAGGTCGTCCTTGTCGGCGGTGTAAAGACCAGCCCACCGGGCGAGCGCCCGGATACGGGTGATGGACTTGGTGTTACCCAGCAGGGCCCGCTCACCGGGAGGTAGGGCGCCGGGTGCACCGAGGTCACCACCGCCGGTCTTCGACGGCACGATCTCGGCGAGCATCGCGTCGAGCTGGTCCAGGGCCGCCATCGCCAGGGCCTGGGTGGTGACGGTGGATGACCGCCAGTCCAGGTAGCCGTCGGCGACCCCGTTGGCGAGCGGGTCGTACTCGGTGGCCGTGCCGGTCAGGGACTTGTCGAGGCCATCGAAGCCATTGACGTCAACGGCGGTGTCGCCGTTGATGAGTTCTTCCTGCCACCGCTGCTGGGTGGCGGTCAGAAGCTGCTGCATCTGAAACGTGACTTCGTTGGTCTGCGCCTGGCCGAGGTTCGCCAGGACCCGGTCGACGGTGAACGCACCGCCGTGGGGCTTGAGGTCGACGGTGTGCCTGGTCCGGGTCGCCTCGGTGGGCGTGTACTCGGTGTTGATGGCCCGGAACGCGGCGGTGCGGGGGGCGGTCAGCCGGGTGTATCCGTAGGTGAGGGTGGATCCACCGGTGGGGTTGACGGTGTCGTCGAAGACGATGCGGTCCAGGAGCCAGGAGTACCGGCGCAGGTTGTCGATCACCGCGAATGCGACGTCGTCCTGCGTGTTCACCTGGGCCTGGGCGAGGGTGACAGCCATTGCTGTGACTCCTGTTCCTGGGTGTGTGGTTAGTTGCCGTTCATGCGGGCGGCGATGGCCGCGCCGAGTCCGGCGGGGCGCTGCCGGGCGCCGGTGCCGCCGTTGTGGTCCGCTCCCTGTCGGGCCGGCCCTTGGCCTCCCAGAGCGAGTTTCGGGTTGCTCTTCACCGCGTCACGGATCGCCTGACCGACGGTCTTCTCGAAGTCGACCGCGGACGGATCCAGGGCGGCGAGCTGGCGCATGAATGTGCGGCTGTCGGTGAGCGCGTCCACGTCCGCGCCGGCCTTGCCGGCGAGTTTGAACAGCGCGTTTTCGATGGTCAGTTCGCCGATGCGGGCCTGGGCGTCGGTCAGCTCCTTGGCGACTTTCGCCGCGGTGGCGGCCGGATCGGTCTTCGGGTCGGGCTTCAGGCCCAGGGCGACCAGGACAACATCAAGCTTGGCCTGCTGGTCCTGCTCGGTCTTGAGCCGGAGTTCCTTCTCGCGTTTGGCGTCGTCGCGGGCCTTGCCCAGGTCACGCATCGCGCGGTCAGGGTTGTACTCGCCCTTGATCTCAGGCCTGCTGCTGGTGGCGTCGTCCTGGCTGGACTCGCCGGTCGGGGGACCGTCGCCGGTGTCGTCTGCGCCGTCGGATCCGTCGCCGGGTTCGGAGCCGCCGGCAGCGAGGCGGATCGGTAGGCCGTTGCGGCGGTAGCCGATGATCTGGCCGGCGCGGGCGCTCAGGCCGGGACGGGTGTGCTCCACAGGTTTCCCTCCTTGAGGGCGCAGTAAGCACCCCGGGGGCTTACCGGGGTGGTGACAGGGGTTGGGTGCGCCGGGCTGGCGTAGGTCAGTCCAGGCCCATGATTTGCCGGGCCCGGGCGTGGAATTCGTCCTGGGCGGCCGGCGGGGCCTCGAGGTCGACGTGGTGCAGGTTGTAGTCGCTGCCCGGCGTCGGATGCTCGTCAGGGTGGAACCCCGCGCTGTCGGCGTGACGGGCTACCCAGTTGCGGTGCCATTCGCCGAGTTCGGCCAGGCGGCGGACCCGGTCGGCGGAGGGCCGGACCGGGCGGCGGCGAGGTCGGGGCATGTGGGGGTCAGGGTCTGTCATAGCCACTTCACCCCTTCCCAGTCCGAGCCGAGCATGGCGCGCTTACCGATCCAGTCAGCGTCGTCGGCAGATCGGCCGCATTGGCTGATCTCCCACGCCGACGGGTAGTCGTCGCTGCCGAACGCCTCGTATTCGGCGCGTTCCAGGATAGCTTCAGCCTGCTCGATTTGCGTTTTGTCGGTCGTGGATCTGATCTCGCGGCGGAGGCGGTGCAGGATCTCGTCGGCTGATTCCTCGTCGGCGAAGTCGTAGCCGTGACTAGCCCACGTATAGCCGCCGATGTCGATGTTGGCGTGGACTTCGATGCGGGTAATGCCCTGCGACCGGTACCAGCCCTCCAAGTGGGCGTTGAACTCACTGGCGAAGCCCTTCCCCCGTTGCTCCCGGCCGAGTTGGAGGAAGGCGTGCACGGCGACAAGTTGCCCATCGTCGTCGCGGTAAAACGCTCGCTGAACATTACCGACCTCGGTGCCATCCAACGCGTCCGCGTAGATCTTGGCGCGGACCAGGATGCCATGGAGGTCGCCGGCATGGCCGAATTCGTCGTAGCTTTCGACGCCGTTCACTTCCACGATCAGGCCGGCGTACTCCCCTCCGACTATCTCGGCCATGACATCGCCGGCCATGTCTCGGCCCGCAGCCTCATCCAGGTCTACCTCCAGCAGCCCTGGTAGGTCATCCACCCGGGGCGGCGGTTGGGGTGCGCGAATCCACTGCGGCAGTGCCGCCGGTGTAGGTGTAGCGGCCGGTGATGGCCTACTGGCTGGCTGGTTCCCGGCGCCGGGCTGTTCCCGGTAGCGCAGCCGCTTCAGTTCCGGGTTCGCGGCGAGATGCTCGCGCATCGTCTTCTGCCAGGCGCGGATCTTTGCGCGGGCGGCGGTCTTCGCCTCCGGTGTCAGCGCACCCGTTTCGCGTTCCTTCCAGCGGCGAATCTGCCGTTCGATCGCACGCTGTCGGTCTTTGGCCTCGTACCCGTCGGGGTTGGCGGTCGGCTTGGCCGGTCGGCGGGTCGCCCCGGGCAGGTACGCGCGGAGACTGTGTGTGCAGTTCGGGTGTTGAAGGCCCGCGGCTCGGGCCTGCTCCACCGTCCCGGCCACGTCCACGGTCACGATGCGGCCCTCGTCGAGTGCGCTGGGCATTTCAACCCGACCCCGCTCGGCGCCGGATATCGACAGGATGGCGCCTTCCCAGGGACGGCAGCGCTCACACTCGCGGGGACTGTCAGACACGATGACAAGATCAATACCGAGGCTGGTGAGCCGATCGGTCTGCCCTTGCACGGCGGCGCGTTGGGTGACGGTGCGAGCGGCCATCTCCACGTACGACGACAGCCGCCACTGCCGGCCGCGGACATCAGTGAATGATGTGACCCCCTGGTCGATGAACTTTTGGTACGCCCACTGGGATGCCTGCCGGCGGGTCATCCCCCCGACCACCGATACCGCGGTCGCCCGCTGCACCACCGACCGGTACACGTCCATCACGTGCCGCAAGACGTTGGAGTGCCGCTGCCCCACATCGTCGAGTAGCGCGGAGGCGAGGGACTCCATCACCCCGGCGCGGATGCCCTGCGCCCGGATCACTCCAGCCGCCCGGCCGGCGTCCGGGTCGCGGGGCAGCAACCGGGCGGGGATGCCGGCGGTGGCGGTGGCCTGACCGCTGCGGTACGCGGAGGCGAGCATGCCGCGGATGTGGCCGGACGTGTCTGCGGCGACCAGGGCGAGCACCTGCTCGACCGTGCTACGCACCGTGGCGAGGGCGCCGAGGCGTTGCGCCTGCCAGTCGGCGGCGTCGATCCCGGTGGCCAGGCGCCGGGTGACCTCCGTGAGGATTGCCTGTTCGGCGTCGCGGTACAGGTCAACCAGGGTGCGGGTGGTGGCCTCGATCTGCTCGCCGGACAGGGCCATCGGGCTACGCCTCCACCGTCGTCTCCTCGTCGGCCTGGTCGTTGTCCTGGGTGTTGCCGGCGAGCGCCCCTAACGCCGGCCCGACCTCAACGGGGGTGGGCTGGTCGTCGCGGATGCGGGCCACCTCGGCGTGGACCTGGGTGTCGTCCCAGTCGGGGTGCAGCATCCGTACCTTGGTGTCGGTCGAGGCTGCCTGCGCTGCCTCGATGAGCTGGAGCGTCCGGGCTACCGTCTCCGGTGATTCGGACACGCTGTCGCCGAACTCGACGCTCGGCCGCACCGGGTCGGGCCGGCTACCGCCGAGCTGGGCGCGCTCAACCGCGAGGAGCAGCTCCACTGCCTCGGCGATGGCGGGCTTCCACGCCTGGATCCGGTTGCCCCGGGTGGTGAAGGACATCCTTTCTCGGGCCTGCACCTCCGTGGCTGTCACGGCGACATCGCCCTCATCGCCCAGGGTTTGGCTGCTCAGGCCGGCGTGCCGCATCGCGATTTTCATAGCCTCGTCGAGTGATGCCTTGTGCTCGGCGTGGCGGATGGCGAACTGGCTGAGGGTGATGCCCTGTCCTTGGTCGGGGAGCGCGTTGACCGACGTGTACACCTCCCGGTCGGCGTTCCATGTCGCGCCTTGGCCGGGCCCGTTGGACTGGAGCATGTAGTCCGGGATCATGATGCGGGCGCGGGCGAGGCGGATGTCGCGCATCCACGATGTCCACACCTCGTCGGCGGTGTCGAAGGTCTGTTCATTTCCGTCGAAATCGCTACGGCCGAGGTACTTCAGGCCCGGCATGCTGCGCCACAGCCTCTGCGGGCCAGTATTCGGGATCCGCACGACATCCAGCCGGTCCAGGCCGGTGGCCTGAGCACCTGTCTCATCCACGAGGTCGGCCAGGTGGCGGGTGTCGGGGTGGTCTGCCAGGCTCAGCGGCCGTCCGAGCTGGTCGGGGGTGCCCTCGTGCACGGCGTAGGTAATCCGGCCGGTGCGGGATCCGGCGGCCCCGGTGACCACATCGTGGTGCTCCAGTAGCCGGATCACTGTCCGGTCGTCACGCTCCAGCTCGGACCAAAACGTGACCTCGATCAGCCGGCCCCACCGCAAGGCCGGCAGGGCCCCGTCGGCGTGCACCGCGGCGAGGAACGCCCGATCCGGGAAGACGTCGCGGTCGATGACCGGCCGTAGGTACACGTCGCCGAGCGCCGACGCAGCCTCCGCAGCGTGCAGCAAGACGGCGTTAAGGCCGTCCTCCTGGAGCTGCTCCAGCCGCGCCATCACACCACGGTCCTCGTGAGTCAGGGCGGGCGGTTCAGCGAGCAGCAGATTCCCTGCCGTGGCGGCCAGGTCAGCGGGCAGCGGCACATGCAGGCGACCGTCACGCTGCCCGGCCGGTGGCGGAGTGCCCCACAACCAGCGCGACAGGTAGCCCACAACACCACCGGCGTACTGGCTGGCCCGCACCCGGTCCGACGGGGCGAGTCTGGTGCCGGTGACAGCCCGGTTCAGGTATACGGAGCGAAGCCGGTCAGGGTCGCCCGTGTACCACGCGTCCCAGTCCCTGTAGGCCGTGTAGGCGGGTGCGTGCGTGGGAGGCGGCCAGGCGCCGCCGGTGGGGATCGGCACCGGGCATCCCTTCGGTCAGGTGAGGTTGAGCGCACCCCGCAGTAGCGGACGCCACAGCACCTCGGGGGTTTTGATCGCGTACCGGCCGGCATCCAACGAGTGGTCGCCGACCTTGATCGGCTTGTCCTCACCAAGGAGGGCAGCCTTGTCGTCCCACACATAGCCGGGTATTTCGGCGATCCAGCCCTCGCACGAGTCGTGCACGAAAAGCTGGCCCTCGGCGAGCAGTGAGGCGATGAGTCGGATGCCATCGAGTACGTCGTTGTCGGCGGCTACCGGCATGAGGCCGTCGCGGAAGAGCTGGTGGCGGAAGCCGGCGGCGGCCGGGTCGACGCACACCCACTCAGGCTGGACACGCATATTGTCCAGCCAGCTACGTAGCCGCGCCGAGTATTCGGCCTGGGTGAGCTGCCGCATCCGCTGCTTCGAGTCCCACCGCCACTCCCGGCACAGGTACAGGCGGCCGTCGTCACCAACGCCCAGTAGTAGTCCGGCGAACGGGTTGACGTCTCCGTAGTCCACGCCGAGGGAAACCCAACGGGTGATGTACGGTAGCTCGCTGACCACGTGCCGGTCCGGGTCCCAGCCTTCGTAGACCGCGCCCTCGGCCATGACCCACTGGCCGAGGATCATCCGCCGATACCACAGGCCCGTGTACTGCCGTCGATACCGATCCTTGACCCGCTCAGATAAGAACGGGTTGTCATCGAGGCCGAAATGCCAGATCGCCCAGTCACCGTGCAGCCGCCCACCGGGGCGGGCTTCGTCGATGCCGTTGGCTTTCAGCCAGTGCCGCGGGTTGTCCGGGTTCGTGTTGCCGAACAGTTGGGCGCCGTCGAGAGAGCAGCGGGCGAGTAGCTGTTCGTGGAAGCTCTGCGGCATCAGCGACCACTCGTCAACGTAGGCCGACGCGCAGGTCATGCCACGGAGCCGGTTTTCGGAGCGCTCGTCGTTGAAGGTGATGACCTCGATGATGCGGCCGAGGATCGTCGCTGTCGGTGCTCCCCGGGTGTAGGTGGTGGCCTTGGACAGCGGGCCGAACAGCCGGGAGTCACGTAGCGGGTTAAAAATGTTCCGTACGGCTGTGTCGTAGGTCTTCGCGCACACCACAAGATCGCCGCTGGTGGGAGCATCGGCTACCTGCATCAGCCAGCGCAGCAACCCGGAGGCGGTCTTCCCGGATCGGACGGCACCCTCGGCGAGGTTCACGAACGCGTCGGAGTCAACCACGTAGTCGATCTGCTTCTCGGACAGGGGCAGGGCGCGCAGGTTAACCACCATCGGTGGACCCCGCCTGGTCGCGGGCGGCGCGTAGCTGGTCGCGCAGCTCCAACAGCATGCCCTTTTCGTCGTCGCTGCCGGCGGCCTTGTCGTACTCGGCCAGCTTGAGCGCCGTGCCCGCAAGGGCCTGGATCGCGTTGGCGATGTTGCGTTTGTCGGCGAACGGCGGCTCTTCCAACGTGGTCGAGTTGTAGTCGTTTTCCCGACCGCCGAAGTTGTAGACCAGGGCCGGAGCGAACATTTGTGCCATGAGTTTCTGGGCGGCTTGGAGGGCGTCAACGTGGAGTTGTGCGCGGCGGGCAGCGCCGTCGGCTTTGCAGGCTTCGGTGGCCTTGGCGGTCGCGCCGGACCGCTCGAAGGACAGACCCAGCTCCTGAGCGAGGCGACTGATGGTGCGTCCCGAACGGCCGATTGTCCGGCCGATCTCGTTGCGCGACAGGCCCTGGCCGTGCAGTTCGCGGACCCGGTCGTAGTCGGCCTGGGTGACTGGTCGGGCGGTCATGGTGTGTCGCTCCGTCCCGGTCTGCGACCTGCCCGCCTCCACGTGCAGATGTCGTAGCGGCGTTACAACCACTGCTCATCGATGTTGCCGGCGTACAGGTAGGCGGTGCGGTAGTCCGGCCTCGCGAACAGCGCTGACTCGCCCGCGTACACGGCAACGAGCAGACCCGGCCGATACCACCAGCCGTTGGTAATGCCACCAACCTCTGCGACCGGTTGCATGGTGTTCAGGTCGAGCTGGTCGACGGCCGAACCGGTCAGCCTGGTGACCGTGTCCGCGATGTCCATCGCCGCCCATGCCAGAGCCAGGGCCTCAACCCACCCGTCGATGCTGCAATACAACGGGATCCACTGCCCATCGTCGCCACCGGCGATTCCGATCGTGCCGTCCGGTCCGATCAGGAACGAATACGGCACAGCAGTGCGTTGTGGACCGGCCTCGAAAAGCCACCCCTTGGGAGCAAACGTGTCTTCCCACTCCGGCGTGTCCACGCTGAGCATCCGTGGACCCGCCGCATCTTCGGGTATGCCCGGCGCGGACGGCAGGACAAGACCACCCCACCGGGCCTGATACGCCTCGGCGCGGTCGATGACCTCGTCAGGAACCTGCGCCTTCTGCCATGCGCCTCGAAACTGGCTCACCGGCGGCGCATCGAGCCACACTCCGTGAACGTCGACGAACGAGCGAGCACGTCTGCTCAAACCCGTCGGCGGCCGACGAAAGTTCCACACATGTGCATGGTATCGGGGCTTGGGCACACTCCGCCTGTGCGGTGGATGTGTGAAAACATGATTGCTCGGTTAGGCGGCTCTCGTCAACTCGACACGCGTGCGGCCCCGGCCGGTGGTGCGGGTGAGCATCTCCACGTGGGCGGCCTGGTCGTAGCGGTACCAGGTGGTGCCGCGTCCTTGCCCGGGTAGGTGGTGGGCGGGCAGGAGGCCGTGCAGCCTGTCACCGGAGTCGCGGGACCGGCGGGCCCAGTCACGCACGCGGGCGGCGGTGATGTCGGGGCCGAGGGCGTGGGCGATCTGCGCGGCGGTGCCGTAGCGGTGACCGACAAGACTGATCATGATTCGAGCGTATGTCCCTGTGCATAGGGCGGCACGGTGAGGACGGGTGGCCTCTCCTCTAGCAGTGGCGGTGGCCCCGGGTTCAGCCGGCGAGTGCGGCGGGCTGAACCCGGGGCCGCTCTAGGTTGTCGTTGCCGTGGGCTGCACTGTGGTCTGGTTGCGGCCCGTGGCCGCTAGGACGAGGATCGTGAGTCCGATGACCAGTGCTACGCCGACATATTCAGCGGCGGGACTAACCACTATCCATCGATATGTCGGAGCGAAGGGGTAGATGCCAGGGGGGTCAGTGAATACGGGCTCGGCCAGCGTCCCGTACAGGCTGACGGTGGATGTGGCGGCGAATCCGAGTGCGGTGATGCCGAGCGCGAAAGCCGCCAGCCGGTGCGGTAGCGACCGACGTCGGAGGCGGTACATCGTCCAGCCGGTAAGGACCCAGCCGGTGCCCGCTCCAACGAGCCAGCCCAGCAGGATAGCTCCCGGTTCCCACGTCGGTTGCGCCGGGGAGATCTCTCCGGTTGACAGGACCGTACCGGAAGGGGTGGTAACCGTGGTGGCGGTGAGCACAAGGCCACCCCGGGTCGCCTGAAACCTTTGGACGAGTTTTTCCCGTCGCTCGTCCCATCCCTCATTTCGGCTTGAGTCGGAAATGGTCGTGACGGGCCCGCTCGTCCAGCCGTCGGCCCGCAGTCGTTCCTGCGCATGGTCAACTGACCAATTCGGGACTGAGAGCGGTTGCGCGGCGGACACGGTCACCCCGCGCCAGAGCGTCCGCGGGCTGTCATATCGGTGGACTTCCGGTGTGGTCAGTGGGACTCCGCTGACGGTTTCGGCGGTCTGTACGGCTGCTGTGTCCGACGGGAGATCGACAGTTGTGTGCCATGCCAGCCAGGAGGCCGAGGCTGCGCCCACGGCGCCGAGGGTCATGGCCGTTAGTACGGCTGCTATGACGGCTGATTTGCCGGTTGGTAGTCGGAACCACTGCCGTAGTGCTCCGCGTAGCAGGTCCGCTACGTCGGCCTGGTGGGGCTTTCGTTGGCCCGGTTCGGCGGAGTCCATCAGCGTGGTGAGGATTTCCTGGCCGTGGGTCCGGCGGTAGCCGATCGGGTATGCCCACAAGAGTCGCCGGTGCCAGCGTTCTAATTCGGTGTGCTCTGGTATGACCTCCCCCGAGGCGGTCATGCGGGAGTACCGAAGGCGTTGGGGAGTCCGAGTGTCGAGTCGGGTCGGGCTTGTAGTCGGCTTTCCGCCACTTCCGCTTGCTTGCGCAGGCGGCGGGCCCGCTCGGCAAGCCGGCCGGCGCCCGCGTCGGTGAGCCGGTAGTAGCGACGTAGCCGCCCGTCAACGACCTCCTGGCGGTCGACCGCGATGAGTTCCTGCTCCATTAGGCGGTCGAGGGCTCCGTAGAGGGTGCCGGCCCGCAGCTTCACCGTCCCCTCGGAGATCTCGGCGACCTCCTGGGTCACTCTGTAGCCATGTTTGGGCCCCGTCGCCAACGCGGTGAGGATCAGGAACGTTGGTTCCTGCATTGATGCCATGCAGAACAGATTACGTTGGACGGTATATGCCGTCAAGCTGTATCAGTGAGGTGATCACCGCCCAGGCGGCGGTCACGGTGGTGCGGTGACGACAGCATGTCGGGGCCAGATGTGCCGTACGCCCTCCAGCCCGCCGGGGCAGCGGCAGTCGGGGGTGTGCCGGCAGTCGGCGGAGCATACGACGGTGCGGGCGGCGGCGGGCCCGACGGTGGTCGCCTCCAGGCTGCGGCGCTGGCATCCGGGGCAGTCGCCGGGGATCCGCGTGCGGTAGGGCGGTTGGTCGATCCAGCCGCGGGCCAGCTCGTCTTCGTCGGCGAGGTGCACCGCGAGGAGGCCGAGGGCGCGGGGCGGCAGGCCGAGTCCGGGTAGGGCGGTGAGGATGCGCTCCAGCGGGTCGCGCCCGGGTGGGAGCCGGTACATGTCGGCGAGCCAGGTCAGCCGGTCGTGGAGGCGTCGGGTCCGCTGCGCCCACGTCTGGGTGCGCGGTGGGGGCCGGTCGGCGGTCAGCGTGGCGACAGGGTCGGCGTGTCCGCCGATGGGGTGGATGGTGCCGTGGATGGGGCTGCGCAGGATGGGGGCGGCGGCGGTGAGGGTGTCGCCTCGGTGCCGGGCCTCGGTGGTGGCGAGCGCGTTCAGGTGTTGTCTGGCGGTGTGGATGGACCAGGCGGCGGCGGTGGCGTGCAGGTGGTGCGGTGTCACGGGATGGCCTCCGGTCGTGGGGAATGGCCGGTGATGGCTTCGGCAACGGCCGCGATCAAGTCGCGGGCGGTAGGTGGTGTGACGGCGTTGCCGAGTTGGCGCACCCTCTCGCGTTTGTTGCCGAGCACCCGGTAACCGGCGTCGAACGCCATCGCGGCCTGGATCTCGTGGGGCTCCAGCATGCGGAACGTGCAGTCGTCGACCCCGACGTCGGCGGCGCCCACGAGGGCGTTGCGGTCGACGGTGGTCACTGTGCCGGCGGGCTGGCCGACGGGTCGGGCGTGGCCGTTGCCGTAGTAGGGCACGAGCAGGTGATCCCAGCGGATCAGCGACTGCACCGACGATGCGGTCTGCGTGCGCAGCGGCTCACCGACCGGGGTGGACATCTGCCCGGGGCAGCCCCGGGCGGTCATGTTGCGCATGACGAGGGCGTGGTGGTTACCGGCCGCCGCCACGGTGTCCAGCGGCGCGGCGTGGGCGGGCTTGGCGGTGTTGTTCGCCCGCATCGGCACCACCAGCGCCTCGGTGTCGCGGGTGGTGCGGGTGCGGAACGGCTCGGCGACGGTGCGGGCTTCGTCGTTCCAGGTCCCACCGGCGGGCACGAGCATCGTGTTGACGAGTCCGAGGTGGTTGCCGGAGGCGGTCAGCGTCGGCAGCGGCACCTCCGGCGCGGTGGTGCGCCGCTCGTGCGGGCCGCCGCGGTGGATGGTGACGAACCGCTGCCCGGCGTGCCGCTTGAGCCCGGCCTCGATGCGGGCGATGGTCTTCGCGGCCAAGGGGCGGGTGCGGTCGCCGATGCGCTCGCCGGGCAACGTCCAGTCGATCGCGGCGGCGGCCGGCAGCACCCCCGGCATGACCTCGATGTGGCAGCGGGCGGTGGGGCACCGGTAGACGTACTGCTGGCGGTAGCGGCCCCACGGCGCGTCGGGCCGCTTCCACGCCTGCACCGCCCGGACGGTCTTCTCGCAGCGGGGGCACCACGCGGCGGGGCGGGTCCACCGGTTGAGGTCGGGGCAGCGGTCGCCGGTCAGGTGCCCGACGGCGTACCAGCGGTCCCGCGACTGCGGCGCGCCGTCGCCGATGGCTTGGGCGAACATCGAGTTCAGGTAGACGAAGTGCAGGCAGTAGCCGGCGGTGCGCAGCGCCGTGGCCCAGGCGTCGAAGTACAGCCACTGCCGCACGTCCACGACGTTTTCCACGATGAACGCCCGGTACGGCCGCCCGCGCAGCTTCATCGCTTCCACGAACCGGCAGACGTCCCACATGGTCGCCCGGGACCGCTCGGCGGCCTCGTCGGGCAACGTCTGGTCGAACAGGTCGGGTTGCCGGTCGCCGCGCCGCTTGCCCTTGGCCTGTGAGTGGTTGGTGCACTCCGGGGATGCCCACAGGATGTCGGTGGCCGGGTAGCGGCGCGGGTCGGTCTGGGAGATGTCCGCGCAGTCGTGATCGGCGTCGGGGTGGTTGGTGTTGTGCGTGTCCACCGCGAGTCGCCAGTGGTTCGCGGCCATGCGCACCCGCACCCCGGGCACCTGGATCGCGCCGGAGGACGACCCGCCGGCGCCGCAGAACAGGTCGGTGATGGTCAGCACCAGTCAGCCCTCCTGCGTGCTGCCGGCGGCGGCGGTGCTGTGGTCCGGGCAGAGCACCGTGAGGCCACGCAGACGCATCCAGCCCCGATCCGATGGGCCGACATCTGCGCGATAACTCCGGCGACATCCCGGGTAGACGCAGTAGCGGATCAGGGTGCCCGCGTCGTGCGCGCTGCTGGGCCGGGAACCGAGGATGTCCCATGCAGACACGCGCTCTTGGTCGGTGCGCTTTGTGTCGTCGCGGATCTCGACGATGAGGTCACCCGCGACGGAGAGGGCATGGCGGAAGCTGTCGCGCTCGGCGGCGAGTTGGTCGACGAGTTCGGCGGCGGTGGCGAGGGGGTTGTGGCAGCCGGCGCGGTTGAGGGCGGCCCACACGTCGGTGAGGGTTTCGAGCGCCTGCTGGCAGTCGTCGGGGGCGGTGGTGGTGGCGTGGTGGTCGTGGCGGCATTCGCCGTAGATGGGTAGGCGGGTGGGCTCAGGCATCGGTGGCTCCGTTGGGGATGTAGCCGGCGTCGGAGAGCAGACGTACAGCGGTGGCGCCGTCGAGGAGGACGTAGGCGTGGGCGGGGCTGGTTTTGCCGCGCCGCTTGATCCAGGCAAGGCCGATTCGGGCGCCGTCGTTAGCGGTTTCTGTGCTGGTTTCGTCGGCGTAGGCGGCGAGGGTGACGGTTTTCTCGTTTTTGCATTCGATGACGACGCCGGGGATTCCGGCGATGTCGCCGCGGTCGTTTGCCCCGTTGAGGGTGCGGCGTTCGGCGTGGGGTGCGCCGTTGTCGCGTAGGTAGGTGACGACTGCGGTTTCCCAGGCGGTTCCTTTTCGTTTGCTGGCGCTCATTAGAACGGGATCACCTCTTCTGTTGTTTCGGTGGTGTCGTCGGTGGTGGTGGCGTGGTGTTCGGTGGGGGTGGGGTTCCCGCAGTGGTGTTCTGGGAGTACGGGGGCGCGGTTGGCGCTTTTGATGCGTTCTTGGTCGAGGTGGATGAGGCCGGTTCGGGTGAGTCGGTAGATGGTTCGGGTGGTGAGGATGGCGGCGATGATGCCGGCCCTGTTGAGGGGTGTGGGGTCGGCTCGTGTGTGGAGTCCTTCGGCCCAGCCGGTGAGGACGACGGTGCGGCAGCGGTGGCAGGTGTGGACCTTGACGGGGGTGGTGTGGAGGTGGCTCATGGCGTTCTGCCGCCTTGGCCGTGGCAGTGGGGGCATTGGCGTAGCCGTCCGGGGCCGTGTCGGTGGTAGCGGCTGCCGCATCGTGGGCAGGTGCCCCAGTCGCCCTGTGAGTGGGTGTGGCGGTGGCAGGGGCAGCCGGTGGTGGCGGGGGCGGCGAAGGTGGCGACCGCGCGGTCGCTGTTTTTTGATCTTTGTTCGCTGCGAACCGAACCGCGCGCTTCCATATAAGCGCGGTCGCGCGGTTGCGGAACCGCGCGGTCGCGGGGTTCCGCGCGGTCCGCGCGGTCGGCTTCTAGGTAGTGTGCTGTGTCCCGATTGTTGACTTTTTCTTGCCTTATGGCCCCTATCTGTACTGCGTACCGGATCGCGGCGCGGGCATCGTCCCGGACGACACCGTGCTTCTCCTCCAACCCGGCCACGATCTTGGTTTGGCTCAGGCCCGGGTTCACGGTCACGTAGTCGACCGCCAAGTCGAGGTAGCGCGCGTCCTTCACCTCCTTGCGGGACCCGCCTCCGGTCACCGTCAGGCGCCGACTCGCGGCCGTGAACTCCAGCTGCGTCTCGGGTAGCTCGACGTCACGACCAACGGCGGTCAGGTAGCGGGCCGGGTCGGGGTTCTCGCGGTCTTCATCGGCGCGCACAAGCCGCCATTCGGCGTCGGGCCAGTCCCGCAGCCGGGATGCTCCCCGCCCCCGTTCTCCGTTATGGCCCATGTGGTGAACCACAAGCGCCTCTTCTACATCAGCCTCTTTGAGAAGGGCTTCGAAGGCGACGAGGAACCGACCGACATCGCGGTTGTCTTTCTCGTCGAGGCCGAACGCGGCGAGTACCGGACCGAGGCAGTCAAGAATGACTGTCCGACCGGAAACCGACCGGATGCGTTCAACCCATTCATTGCGGCGCTGTTCGTCGAACAGGTCGAATGAGGACACGGCGCCCCGTAGGGGCACCACAATGACGCGCTGCTGATTGGTGATTGTTTGGTCGGCCAGCCAGCGGCGCAGATTCTGCCGGGACAGCTCGACGTCGAATACGACGATGGTTCCGTCCTGGACCGGGTCGGCGTGGAAGCGGTCGAGGAACGGGGTGCCGTCGGCCAGGCTGCGGATCAGGTTGTCGCGCAGGGTGGTCTTTCCGGCTTTGGCTTGGGCGACGAGCATGACCCGGCCGTGGCGGGGCCACAGCTCGTCGACCAGGTAGCGCACGGGTTCGTCGGGCTCGGCGAGTAGGTCGGGGAGGGCGACGAAATCCGGTGGTGGCAGGCGGGCCGCGGTTTCGGCTCGGAGAGTGGCTTCGGCGGCGCGGCGGGCGCGGAGGCGCACGAGTTCGTTGTCGGTGAGCTGGGCGAGGCGGGCGGCTTCTGCTTCGGCGGTGAGCTGCGTAGCGGGGGTGAGGGTGGCGGGCTGCTGCGAGGTTGTGGGGTAGCGGTACCAGACGTCGGTGAGCTTGTCGTGGGCTTCTTCCCAGGTGACGGGGTAGCGGGCGGCGGGTGGCTGGGCGCAGTCGGACCATCGGGCCCGCATCAGGTTTCCGGCTTCGGCAAGGGTGAGCCCGGGCAGGTTGCGTAGGTGCCCGGCGTAGGAGACGAGGGCGGCGTGACGGGTGCCGTCGGGGATGTGGCCGGAGTGTGGGTTGTGCGGGCCGGTCAGCCCGTCGGGGAGGCTGACCGGAGCAGCGGGTGTCGCCTCGGCGGGGTTACCGCGGGCGCGTTGGATCATGTCGGCGATGGTGGCGCCGCTGTCGTCGTCGTCCAGCTCGTCGAGGTTGGGTTCGATCAACCACCGGTAGCGTTCGGGCTGGCCGGTGGTTTTCGAGACACGCACGGTGGGCGCGATGAACGCGAACCCGCGGCCGTCACCGTCGGGGCGTCCGCCCTTGACGTCAACACCGGGGGCGATGTTGTCACGGGAGCCGACGGCGAGAGCGGCGATGAAGTCGTGGGTGCCGCCGCTCGGGGTGGCGGCCTGGCCGTAGCTGGTCGGCCACGCCCCGGCGGCTTTGAGGCCACCCACCGTGGTGTCGCCGCCGTTGCGGGGGTCAACGTCGAGTAGGTCGATGCGGTGGCCCATGACGGCACACAGCGCCCACCCGGGCCGCCACCGGTTGACCACGTCGAGGGTAGGGGTGCTGGTCTCCCAGCGCCTAGGTAAGTGGAAGCCGGAAACCGATGTGCCTTTACACCAGGGCACACACTCGCCGTCGACGTGGGGTGGGGCGACGAACAGCGGCACCCCGGCCTGGACGAGGCCGCGGGCGATGGTGAGAGCCCGCTCGATGTCGTCGTCGGCGGGGCGGGTGGGGGCGACGAGTGCGGTCATGTGCTGGCCTGCCGTGTCTCGGTCGCCGTGCTGGTCATCGACTCTTTGCTCCGCTTCGGGTCATGCCGGCCCCCGCCCCGGATCGAAAGGGCGGGGGCCGGCGGGTTGAACTGTGCGGGTCAGGCGCCGAGGGCGCCGAGCTGCGCCCGGGCCTCGGGGGTGAGCTGCGCCAGAACCGCCGGGTCCAGCGCGGCCGGCGGCGTGGCCGCCGGGACCGCCGCGGGCGCGGGGCCGGCTGGTATGGCCGCCGGGACCTGGGCGGGAACCGCCGCAGGAGTGGAGACCGGCGGGGCGGGAACCGGCGCCAGGGCCGCGGCGGGCTGGGCGGCCGGGGTGGGCGCCGTCAACGCGGTAACGAACCCAGGATTCGCGGCCATCCACTGCTCGGCGAAAGCCACGGCCTGCGCGTCGCCGGTGGCGTCGTCGAGCTCGAACGGCGGCTGCTGTCCAGGCTTGCCGGTGCCGATGCTCATCCGGGCCAAGACCAGCTCGCCGAGCTGCCGCTTGAGAGCGCCGACGAGTTTGCCCTGCAACCACAAGACATCGCGGTAGATGACACCGTGGCTGCCGTCGGCGTTGGTTTGGGTGAGCACGGCGACATCGCAGCGGATGCCGTCCTTCTCCCCGAAGCTGGTCTTGATGCCCTGGGCGTGTTCGGTCGGCCGGACGATCAGGAGCTGACCGACGAGGTCTTTCGCGGCGAGGATGTCTCCGCTGCTGCTGGGGGCGTTGAACTGCACTGTCGTGTCCCTTTCGGTATGAGCTGCGGCGTCTGCTGCGGCTACTGGGTTTGTTGCGTGGCTCCCGGCCACGGATTGGCCGGAGCTATCCCGGTCCGGGGCAGCCGGTGGTGTCGGCGGGCCCGCCGGGCCGGTAGAACGGGCACCAGGTACAGGCGACCTGGTCCGCGTGGGCGGGGATGTGCCCGATGGGTAGGGCCGCGGCGAGCTGCCGCACGGTGGTGGCACGCCGCAGCGCATCGTGGGCGATCTGCGGCCGGTAGGGCTCCGACCAGACATGCAGATCGGTGAGGTACCCCGACCTCGGGTAAAACGCGATCGCGACCTCCCGGACCGGCCGCCCGGCCTGCGCGTGGCCCAGCCCGTACAGGTGGATTTGCGTCCGGTACTGGTTGGAGGGTCCGTGGTTGATGTACTTCTTCAGGGCGGTCGCGCCGACCACCTTGTGGTCGATGACAACGTGCCGGTCGGCGTCGTACAGGTCACACGACCCGGAAACCCCATGCTGATCCGCGCCGGCCGTGACGCGTTCCTCCACCCAGTACCGGCGCTGCCCGTAGTCTCGGCTGCCGTTCGGTGGCCCCAACACTTCCGCGTTGTACCGGTCGATAGCGATAGCCAGGTTCTCGTGCACCGCAGTACCGACGAACGCGAACCACGGGTCAGCGGCCGTATTGACCGGCTCCGCCCCGGCATACCGGTAGGCGAGACGGCGCATGCAGTCCACGCCGATCTCCGACGGGCCGACAGCACGCTGACGCGACCGGGGGGCGTTGGCCGACACCCACCGCACCATATCGATGAGCTCGGCTTTGATCGGATGCGCCGTCGGCCCTGCTGGCGCCGCGAACACCCCAGCGCCAGCAGTAAGAACAGGCTGATCGGGAACCGCAGCAGGCCGAACACACCCGACATGCAGACCGTGGGCCCACAGGCTAGGGTCCAGCGGCTCACCACAGTTCGCGGCGCACGCAACACGCGACAACTTGACGGCGCGAGTCACGGTCACGCCTTCCGCTCGAAACGGCGAGCCCGGTACGCGGTGAACAGCTCCGGCACCTCCGCCTTGAGCGCGTCCACATCCACCTCATCGCGGGTGACCGTGACCGTGTACTTGACCGCCAGGTCGGGGTGGTCCTGGGCGAAGCGGCGTGCGTTGAACTGGCCGGTGTGCCGCCACGTGAACACTGGCCGCCCACCAATGTGCCCCTCGGTGCGGTCGCCCATCACGGACTGGATGCGCTTACGGAGCGTCTCCGCAGCCCCACCCCATTTCTTGGCCTCAGCCTCAGCGTGATTGAGCGCGTCTACCAGCGGCGCCAGTTCATCCAGGTGGACCGGGTTCATCGGGTTCATCAATTCCTCTCCTTCGGATAGCGGTGAGAGCGGACCGTTCCTGCCCGGACCGCCCACCTGCCGGTCATGACGCGCCCACCCGCCGCCTGACGCGAGGCTTGCGGCCGATCAGCCCGGCCTGCACGTCAGCCGCATGCTGGACATCGCCGTGGGCCACGCACAGCAGCAGCTCCCCGTCACCACTGACTCGCCGCCGGCTGGCAGTGCGGATATCGACCCCACCGGCTCCGCCCCGCTCATGGGCGACCAGGACACAGTGCTGACACTGCACCCGCCGGGCAGGCCCATAGCCGCCCCATCGCACTGCCCCGGCCTGCACACCCACCCCGCCACGAGGCGTGGCCACCTCGACGGGCCGCGGCGCGGCGGACAAGCCCAACTGCTCACTGCTGTCGTTCACCGCGGCCTCGCCTTCGGCCAACGGTGAGAGCGGACCGTCCGCACCCGGACCGCCCGCGGCAGATCCCCAGGCGTACGCCGGTGCCGGCCCGTCACCCGCACCGGCCGGGACAGGTGCGCGGCCATGGGCAGGACGATCGCGTCGATGAGGCTCACCGGCCCGCCTCCTCACGGCCGGCGCCGAGCCGCTCCCGCGCGGCCACCAAACCCACCCGCAGCTGCTGGGAGGTGCTGATGGCCTGGTCCCGATCAGTGCGGGCCTGCCGCAGGTCGGCGCCGAGCCCGCGGGCCAGATCCCGCCACAGGCGGAGCTGCCGGGTACGCCGCTCGTAGGCAGCCGTGGCGGTGTCCAGCTCGTCCTGGAGCCGGGCCCGCTCGGCGTCGGCCGCGTCCAGGGCTGCGGCCAGCTCCCGCAGCTCCCGCACCATGTCGTCGGTCATGTGAGGCTCCAGATCAGCAGTGCGAGCAGCAGGTACAGGCCGACGCCGATGAGCAGCCCGACTAGCAGGCCAGCGAGGATGCGGACGGACCCCGGGACGGAGTCGGCAGCGTGCCGGGCACCCTCCACCGCCGGGCAGGCCAGACCGTGGTCACGGCCGGGAACGGTCAGGCAGCCGGGGCACAGCCCGGGGCCGGAGTGGGTCTGCTGGTGGCGTGCCATCTCAGGCCACCTCCCGCAGCGCCGGGTCCGGCAGTGGGACCAGGCCGGGACAGTGCGGCGGCAACACCACCGGCATCTCCGGCGGCGGCGGGTAGGTCCCGTCCGCCACGCCCCGCCAGTAGGTGCACGCCTCGTCATGAGGCTCCCCGGGCAGGTGCCCGCACAGCGGGTCCGGGACCGTGATCGGGACATCGTCGGCAGTGAGTGGCCAGGATTTGGCGCTCATCGGGCACCGCCCGTGATGCGGTGCTGCTCCTGGGCGCACTCGGCCAGATGCCGCAGCCCGTCGCCGACCGGGCTCGGCGGGAGTGCCGCGTACTCGGCGGCGCGGTCGGCGAGTACGTCGTCACTGGCGCGGTCGAGATCCCAGGCGAGATGCCGCAGGACCACCGCGTCCACCGGGTCGATGGGGTTGAGGCCGGTCATCGGGCACCGCCCTCGGCGTGCTCGGGCTGCTCCGGCTGGCTGATCGTGATCGTGCCGAGAGCGGTGTCGTCGCCGTCAACGACGTTGATCCGCCCGTTCCCGCCGAATATCAGCCCGATGACATCGAGGTCGTAACCGGCAGAGCTCAGCTCGTCAACGATCCTGTAGAGGATCCCGTCGCCACCGTCGACCACGGCGGCCGGGATGCCGAGGACACCGAAGTCGAGGGTGATCGGCTGGTTGAGGGCTCTCATCGGGCACCGCCTTCGGCACGCTCGGCCTCCAGCTCGGCCACCCGGGCCCGCAACGCCACCAGCTCCGCATCCTCCGGCGCCGGGATCCGGGTCGACGCGGTGACGGACAGGCCGCCGACCGCGGCGTTTGCCTGACGCTCCCAGAGAGACGCCACCCGCCCATCGGTGGCCGTCACGTTGAGGGCGGCGGCGATCGCATCCACAACGGGTTGGCGCTCCTCGTGACCCTGCTCCACGTACAGCCCGACATGCAGCGACAGGGTCGCGCTCACCCGGGGGGCCGCCGTGCCGGCGAGAGAGGCCACCCGGTCAGCCGCCCGACGCAGGTCAGCGGCGAGGGACAGCCAGTAGTCCGGCTGCGGCTCGGCGGCCGGCGTGGGCAGCGGGTGCTCACAGTCCCGCCCGCGGCTGCGGAAGCAGGCCGGCGAGCAGTAGACGCCAGCCGCGGCGGCGGCGCACATCTGCCGCTCGGTGGTGTCGGTACGATCGGTGTGCATCTGCACTTCTCCTTTTGATGGTTGGTTGGTGCGGGTGTCGAGCCCTTCGCCGATCTGCGGTCGGCGGGGGGCTCACTTACTTCCGGCGTGCGCCTCGTCAATGAGGTCTTCGAGGCGCTGCCGTTGCCACTCCCGCTCCTCGGCGGGCGTGGCCGGCCGCATCCACCGCGGCTCCGGCACCGAGGCTGGCGGCGCGGACAGCGAGGCCAGGCCGATGGCGATCAGGGCCAGACCGACCGCGATCAGGGCGACCGCGCGGGCAAGAAGGGCGGCGGTGGTCATTGGGCGGCCTTGCTGCCCAACCGCTCACGGCGGCACGTCTTGCACTCGCGCCGGGCGTAGCCCTTCGGAGTGCGCCGTGAGTAGGTGTTCTGTGGCGTGTACTCGTGGCCCTGCCGGCAGTGGGTCTTCGCCGCGTTGTGATGGGGCATGGTGTGGCGCGAGCGGAGCAGGTTCTGCCGCTGCGTTACCGCCTCCAAATGGGTCGGATTCACGCACCGTCGATGCCGGCACTCGATACCACCAGGACAGGTGGTGTCAGTGTTGTGGCAGGTGTGGTCGATGCTCATCCCATCGGGGATTGGCCGGACCATCAGTTGGTAGGCGACACGGTGCGCGCCACCACCACTCTTGCCGAAGATCCCGTAGCCGTCGGGGTTGGTGTGGCCACGCCAGGGCCAGCAGGCGTCAAGTCCGGCGGCTGTGTCGACCTGGGCGATGAAGGCGCGAAGCCGAAGCGGGTTGACGGCGTTCATGCGGCGGCCTGACGGGTGCGGGCTTTAGCGGACTTGCGGGCAAGATCCGCCATGTGCGCGCGACGCAACAGATCGATTCGACGGGCCCGCTCGGCGGGGTCGGTGATCTCGGCGGGAACCTGGGCGTCCCAGCGGGCAGCGAGGCCGCGCTGACCGCGTTGACCGGTGGCCTTGGGATCAAGGTCGCGAGCGGCGCGGCGGAGCCCACCGATACGGCCGGCGGCGACGCGGTCCTTGCGGAGCTGCTGGTTCATGAGGCCGCCCGTTCCCACATGGCGTCACGGGGGAGGCCGAGGCGCTCTGCGGCCCGGCGTTCCTGACGGGCGGTGGTGTCGATACCCCGGCGCCAGCGGTTGAGGGTGGCTCGGGAGATACCCATTAAGGTGGCGCGCTCGTCGTCGGTCTGTGCGCCGAGGGAGGCGCAACGCTTGTTGACGATGTCCCAGCGCAGTCGCCATGTGTCTGAGGTGACACTGCGAGCGACCGTTGAGGTCTCATGCATGGCACCATCATGCACGTCTCATGGGTGAGACGCAAGTAAGACCTCAAAGTTCCTAGTATGACATTTGGTCGATGGAGAGTGTCATCC